TTTTTGGTTATGGTGATGAATTACATGATGATTACAAAATAATCGAAAATACCAATGACAATAACCTTCTTGAAAACGTAAAATCTATTAAATATTTAGAAACTGATAGCTACCAAAAATATATATCATTTATTGATAGCGAAGAATTTGAATTATTTATTATGGGGCATTCTTGTGGTATTTCTGATAGAACTCTATTAACTCCTTTATTCGAACATCAAAATTGTAAATCCATAAAAATATTTTATAAAAAAGATAATGATAAAGACAATTTTAATGATATTTCTAAAAACATTTCTCGTAATTTTTCAAATAAATTATTAATGCGTAATATAGTATTACCTAAAAATAAAACTGTACCATTAAATCAATAATTATCTTTCGTAAAAAATCCTACTAAATAATAGATTGTTATTTTTTAAGAATAGTTCACGATTATTTAATTTAAATAATTTTCTTCTAAATACCCATCCATATTGGTTATAAAGCCTTGTCGTTTTTCTAGATATTCATCAACAATTTTATACAATTCATTATAATATATTCCAAAATAATTTTTATATTTCGTACATATCTCATCAAATGTAAATATTTTTCCGTTTTTATCTTCCAATAAAATATCCTCAAAGCAGTTTCTTAAAGATTTAATCCTAACAAAATTTGTAAATCTGGTAAAATTATCTTCTGAACTATAATATTTTCCAATAAATATTTCCGAAGCGGTTATAAACTCATTTATTATATATCGAATATCAATAATTCCATTTTTATAATCATTTTCCATATCTCTAAAAAGATAAAATATTCGTTTGCTAACTCTTAGAAATAAAATAAAAAAATGGTCTAAGCCGTCTTTTTCTTCACTATCCAACATAAGTTCTTCTAATTTAGTTAATTGGTATTTACCAACAAGGTAATTTTTAATAAACTCTATTTCAAGGTTTCGTGTAGCAAACTCTATAAAATATTTTTCTTTTTCTTTGCTTTCAAAATAGGTATCTTTATTTTGCCAGTAATCAAATAAATGTTTTAACTCATGTATGAACATAGTATGGTGTATACTGCTAGATTCTTTATAAGTATCAATATATTTTTGCCCAACCAGTATAATTACATCGTTTTCTTTTTTTGTAAATGACATTCCCTTCAGCAGTGAATTATTATTCGATTGAATAGCAAATCTTACTTCATTATCTTTTATTAGTTTTTCGCCCAGATTAAAAACATTTATTACATTTTCACATTCATTATTTGTGTTTATAATTCCTCTCATGTTTTGTAATAATTCGTCAAAATTCATTTTATCCTCTGTTTGTTTATTATAGTAATTAGTTTAAAAGGGGGGAAGTCTCCCCCCCACGCTCCAAAGCCTTCGGCTTTTCCGCTTCCCCCCTCAACGGGGGCAAGCCCCCGTAACGCCCCAAGATTTTACTTTGATATTTATTTTTATATCCAAGATATATTTTGCAGCTAAGGCAGCTTTCTTTAGTAAAGAAGGGGGCAATAAATATACCTATAATTCGTAAGTCGTGCGAAAATTCCTGTTTTCCTTGCTTTGTAATCTTTTTAAGAAGTCCGCCGCAGTTTATCCACACCTGCAGCCGTTATTCATCGTAGCGGCTATGAACTTTTCCACAAATGCTACAATGTCCGCAGTACCGCATTTTATGTTGTTTATAACAATCATAAAAAATCGGCTCTTGCAATTTTCTACGGCGTTTCTGGCGCCTCCGAAAATTGCAGTTTATAACAATCTTAAAAAAATATTTGCCTCTTTAAAAGTTGCAAACCTGCAGTAAAAATAATACGTTATACGCAATATAAAAAAATAATTATTTTACTTGACATTGTAACTAAACTATTGTATAGTAGTTATATAAGTAACACATACAACAAGAAATATTTTTTCTTGTCTGCTCTGCCGTACGGCTAGGCATAATACAAACGCTACAAAAATATTATTTTCTTCTTTTGGGGTTGTTTTATGTCTGCAGTAAAGTACAAAACTTTTTTCAAAGTTTTTTCTCAATATATACCTTGTAAATCAAGCACAAAATATTTTGCTCATTATTATCCTATAACTGCAAAAATAAAACCAACTCCAAAAACCACCACATTAGGCAGTATTGTTTCTGTATTCCAGTACACAAACACCGCAGAAGAAGCCGCCTCTCTTATGGCTTCAATGTTTCATTATTCAAGAAATAAACTTTTTCTTTCTCTGCCAAAAGAACCCATTTTCAATAATGGTCAACAAAGTTTATTTTAATTTCTTTTACCTCTGCCGTAGCTGCAGGGGTTATTTCATTTTCCGGAGTTATTATGAATAACACAGATTACAAGCGGTTTTATACACCGCAATTTTCAGAAACAGCGTCAGTATCGGTTCGCCGTTTCGCATGGTTTTTAAATAAACCAATGACCCATGCAGTAGAAAAAATAATTTTATTACTGCCATTTATTTTAGACGCATCAAAAGTTTGTCAAACTTGCAAAGACAATAAAAAATGCGGCTCTTGTGCGTTTAACGTTAAAAAACTGTCAGAAGATGAACAGTACAAAATCTTAGCGTCAATATAATAATTTAACCCTGCCCGTATGGGTGGGGTATAAAAATATTTTTAGGAGTTTATATGTCAGTAGGTAGAGCAGATTATAAAGAGCGTAAACAAAACAGGATAGACGCTTTTAATGCAAAGGCAAGTAAATCAAGTATAGAAGCAAATCAAGAAATTGCCAAAGCAAAAAAAATGGGAAGTGTTATCCCTTTTGGTCAGCCAATATTGATTGGTCATCACAGCGAAGGAAAACACCGCAGACTTATCAAAAATATTGATAACGCACACCGCAGAGCTTTTGAAGCAGATGAAAAAGCCGAGTATTATAAAAACAGGGCAGAAAGTGCAGAAACTAATCAATCAATAAGCGGCGATGATACAGAAGCGTTAGATCGCTTAAAAAGTAAATTAGCAGAATATGAAAAAGCAAAAGAACGCATGAAAGAAATTAACAAAGCATGGAAGCAAGGCGGAAGCTTACTCGATGAATTAGATCTAAACGATACAGAAAAAACAAAAATAAAAACAGGAGAGTATGAAACAAAACCTTTTCCAACATGGCAAATCAGCAACATGAACGCCGAAATTCGCAGAATAAAAAAAAGAATTGAAGAACTAACCAAACTTGACCAAATGCAAATAGAAAGCAGAAAATTCCCAAACGGCGAAATGCGTATCAATACAGACATAAACCGTATACAATTTATTTTTGATGCTATTCCATCAGAAGAAATCAGAAAAATATTAAAATCTCATGGCTTCAAATGGTCGCCAAAAGAAAAGGCATGGCAAAGACAAAAGACAATAAATGCCATAAATACAACAAATAGGCTATTAAAAAATTATTTTCTAAAATAAAAATTCGCCGTCTGGTTTTTCTGCCAGACGGCTAACAAAATATTATTCCTTCCCTGTTGATTTCAAATATCATTGCTCTTGATGAGAGCCGATTGTCAACGATCAACCGCCTGAACCACCGCTAGCCGCTTTTGTTTTCAGAATGAGGATATTATTTTTCGGTCGAGTAACAAGGAAACCATCCCTTTTTCTGAACCTTAAAAATAATTCCCCATATTCAAGACTTTCTGTTGTAGCGTCAAATTTCTTGATTTCAATTCCCTTGCGGTTGCCATGCTGAATTCTCTTTGGGTTCATAAAAACTGCAAACGGTTCATCAGCTCCAATGTCTGCAATCTGCGGAAGGATATTGACTTCATGGTATGGGTACAAATCCAACCGACCCGGCATAGCCTCTGTCGGTCTCCGCCAAATCGGTCTGCCTGTTGTATCTTCGATATTGGCTATATGATTGAGAACAGTTTCATTTAAAAACCATGCACAGTCTTTTCTTTCTTCCGCAGGTATTTTGAAAACGGCATCCCGGAAATCTTTCCATGTTAAATCGTTGATTGTGTTGCCTTTGATATTTACCTTGACGGTATCTGCCGCTTCCATAGCACCGATAAACGGATCTTCATCAGCGAGTAAACACTGACGATCAAATTCTTGTCCGTACACTTCGATAAACTCATCAATGAACATTTGACCAAGATCAACAAAAACATCTTCCTCAAATTCATCAAACCACGGAATATATCCGGCGAGTGTATACGCCTTTAATTCGACCCTCTCCGCACCTTTCGGCTTGCTTCCCTTGATCTGCTGACCATACGCAGTAAGCCAGTTTAACTCCACACCCCCACGATCACGAGTAGGAAGAAAAATAGACGGACCGAGCATCGGTCTATGGCGTACTAAATTCATCATTACAGATTTTTTAGCGGCATCCTGCATTATTTCAGTTTCATAAATCGGGTTTATGAGATACTGATCATTCGTTGCCATGTTCCCCATCGGTTCACCAAGAGCAGCCTTTGAAACCTGAAAACCTTTTTCAGTCCATGACACATCACGAGGATTAGTCCAATTCTCTGATTTCAAATTCGGACTAAAAGAAAGTTCCGCAAGCGACTTATGATTGCCAGACCATGCCGCAGAAATTCCCTTGCCAAGATTAAACAAAAGCTCACGCCTTGAAAGTTCACGAGGGCTTGAAACCTGACTTTTGATTTCTTCACGCAAAGATTTTACCGTTGATTTCAACGCTTCAACCTCTGCCGCTTCCTGCACAGAAAAAGTCTCCAGTGTTTTTACAATACCTTCAAGAATTATTTCCTTTTCCTGAAAGTATGCCGTTGCGGTTTCCGTATTGGTAAAACCAGTCAACTCAATTTTTTTCATTTTTGTTAGCTGATTTTTTACCGCTTCTAAATGTTCATTCGCCATAAATTACCCCTTAAAATTTATTTATTAACCCACCCCAAAAAGTAGGGTGATTTAATTCCTGTTTTATTACTTCCTTCTCCGCTTCAATGCTCTTTGCTAAAGCAAAAGGATTAGCAGGTACATTGCATATCGAAAATTCTAAAAGTTCTTGTTTTCTGAATATGAGTGATGTTCCGTCTTTGCTATCATCTTTTGACGGTATTTCTATTTCGAGAACACGAAACCCGACAGAACCAGCCCGGATAACTCCAGCCTTTACACGCTCCCCAATACTCCAGCCAAACGGATCAATATCTTTATTGTTGAACACAATAACGCCATGTAAGCCATCATCATCAATCGTAAGATTTTCTATTTTCCCGATTGCCGGAATATCATAACGATGAGCCCATTCAACAACAGGATTTTGCATATAACGCTTAAAATCCCATCCATGCGGATCAATCCGTTCATTAAATCTGTCAAGATCAAAAGTAGAAAGTGTCCAAGCAAACGAAGTTTGCACTATGCCATCTTTGACAGTAAACAAATCATCTTCCTTTTCTTTGTTCAGGCAAAATGGAACACCAGCGATAAGTTCCACCTCTTGCGAAACCTTTTGAATTCCCGCAACATCTTTTTTAACTCCAAGATATTCCAGTAAAATATCAGCATTGTTTAATACCGACAAATCATTACAAAGTGTTAATACTTCGCCATTTTTCTTTTTGATAATCATAATTTCCTCCGTTTGTTTCTTGTTGTTTGTGTTCTTGTATCTACAAAATTAGCAGGGTAAAAATTCAACTCGTCTTTATTTACAATTCCAAGTTCAATAGCGGACTTAAAAACCATCAGCGGATTATTACTGATATTCAGAAGTTTCATTATTTCATTTTTATGTGTATGCAAAGTTGTTCTGGACATAAACAAAATATCTGTAATATCGCTATCTTTGAAACCACAGCACATCAGTCTTGTTATCGCTTCTTGTTTTGGCGTAATAGTATAGGCAGGGTCAGGAAGATACGGCATTAATTCAAGTAATGCTTTAACATTAGGTGAAACATATTTTTTTCCGTTTTTTACTTTTTCTAAACCATTTCTGAATTCTTCAATTCCTTCCAGCATATTTACATATGATTTACAACCATTGATAATAAAACCTTTTGCGATATTGTCAGGATATTTATATACATTTACAGCCACAATATTCAAATCAGGAAATTCATTTAACAATTCACTCATCATATACGGAGTACAGCACTCATAAAAATTTGCTTCAACTAAAACAAGTTTTGGTTTCAGTTCCCGTATCAAATTATTAAGTCCATCTTTATCAACATCAGTAATCGTCATGTTGGTAAAACCTTTTTCTTTAAGACGTTCCAAATAATAATTGTGCAGTTTGTTTTCCCTGCATAGAATAAGCGTTTCTCCTGCCATTACTCACCATCCTTTTTGTCAGGTTTGCAATCGCAAACAATTTCAAGATTTTTTGGTCTATGCCAAATATCACCCCATACCTTCGGTTCTTTCCCCCTTTCTTTCAGAACATCATTTATTGTTTTGATACCTGCAGTAATTTCCGCAATATCCCTTTTGCTCTGTGCATCTTCGCTCTCTTGCAGTTCCGGTATATCCCATAAATCAAACACGCCTCTTTCTTTCAGTCCAAAGCGTAAAAAGAATTGACTTTCAAGAATTTGTTCATACTGCCGCAGAATTGGAATTAACGTGTATTTCCAAAACGCTGAATGTTGCTCCGCAGTATCTTTGCCGGAAAGAGAAGTTGTTTTATCATTGATATTAGCTACTCTCGGCGGTATGCCGTAACGTGCAAGAATTGTATATAAGTTCCAGCGTTTTAATTCAAAAAGTTTGATAACTTCCGGCGTAAAGGATAACGGCTCAAAATTAGTTCCCTTGCCAAGTACCGCAATTTTTCTTCCCGATTTGACAGCACCATATTTGCTTTCCCATCGTCTTTCTAATTGCTCCGCTTCTTCTGGTCTTAATGTCTGTTCAGTTTTTAATATGCCTTGTGGTATTGCGTTATTTTTTAATAAAGTTGAATTCGCTTTATTAGCATAAATGTCCTGTTCTAATTCTAACGCAAGAGATAAAAGAGGATTTACCCCACGGACTGGATTCCACGGATTCCAGTCCTTGAAGTGAATTATTTCGTCAGAAAGAATAGGTACAAGTTCAGCGCCAACATGATAAAACCATTTTCGTGGAACATTACGAAAACCTAAATCAAGCCCTTTTAGTTCTCCCTCGTGCCTCATCCTTCGGGGATCAAGTATATATATTTCTTTAGGTATGCCGCCGGAATAATCAGAGCCGAACCACCAGAAAGCTTCGCCTTCGATGAACCACCAAGACGCAGTTTCTTTCCACAACTCGTAACGGCTTAAAGAGGAATTTGGTCGCCTAAAAAGATCATAAATTGAGCCACATTCAATATCATCCCCCTCCCGCTTGATACAAAAGTCTGCTCGGGCGATGTTTCTTGTCAGGATATTAACTGCTATGTTTACCCACGCATGAAGCAGGTATGTATCGCCTAATCTACTCCCACTATCAAATTTATAAAAATCATCATCAGCAGACAATAACAATGTAGTTGGTTCTGCTAACAATGACTTAGATATTTCCTGTGAGTTACTTTTTATTCGCTGTTTGTTGGGTAATAACCAGCCTAATAGCTTCATGCTAGTATTACCCCCTGTTGAATATCAGAGAATATTGCATATCGCAAAGCATCCATGTAATGGTCATTAACCTTTACAATCTCGCCAGCTTCATTCCTGCAGTAATCCCAAATTTCTGACAGTACGCCGTTACACCTTTCGCAAACAAAAAACTCCCCACGTTCCATCTTTGCGTTTATATAATCAATACCGCTTTCAACAGAATTATTAGCTTTAACGCCTCCTGTAATTTCCTGTATTCTTTCACCGCCTGCAGGGTCGCAATAAACGGGGCAGCCCATACCATCGGTAAAATCAAGCCAGCCTCTTGCTTCCAGTTCAGCATTAAAACTTTTTGTGGTCATGTTGAAAGCGCCATAATCACAAAGCACATACACAACATCACCAACCCAACCGATTTTCACAAAAGTTATATTCAGTCCGAAGTCTTGCCCTGCTGCAATCCGATCAAACTCTTTTGGCATATCCGCAAGTTTGACAATCATAGTTTCATCAAACCTGTCGTAGATTACGCCATCAGCCTTAACCCACAAACCATCCCTAAACCTTGCTCTTTGTTTTTCAGGCAGAGCGTCAAGAATATCAGCGATATAATCATCAGGCAGATTATCTTTGTTATCTTCCGGATTTAATAACATTGATTGATATAGTTCCGGTTTCTCCAGCGGTTCTCCACTTTGAAAAGTTTTTTTCAAAACAAAAATCTTGTAAGCCCAATGCAATGGCGAACCCGGATTACAGTCATAAAAGAATAAGTTCCGGCAACCTTGTACTTTCATTGCAAGCCTTGAATAAGCAGTAGTAACAGCAATATAACTTAACTGTGAAATCTCATTAAAATAAATTGTGTTGTATTCATGCCCAAGTATTTTATCCGCTTGCTCTTTGTCTCCAAGACCGCCAATCCATATTTCAGATTTATTAAAAAGAGTAACAACACTTTCATGCGTCAGGTAGTTATAACCATTTTTGCCAACCGTATTATCCAACCACGGAAATAAAGTCTCACGCAAAACAGATGACCTTGCATCCTTCGCCCTATATCTGCAAATCAAATGCCTTGACCCTGCATACATCAAAGCCCGGAAAATAATAGCCATAACAATTACAGTAGTTTTCCCTGAACGTGAACCACCAAACAATAAAACGTGTTTAGCCCCGCCCTTCAAAAGAGCAAGAGCCTTTTTCTGTACTGCTGTTGGTTTAAAAACTACCGAAGTTCCCACAACTACCGCCTATAATCCTTGAAAGTCAGAAACAAAGTTTAATTCCCCTTGTTTCGTTTCCGCTTTTCCGTTAGGTGCAACCATTCCACAAACGAAGTTTGAAGCTTCCCGTTCTGTTTTAATTGCCGTCTGTACCCATTCAGCAACATTCCCCTGTGTCAAATCTTCGGGGTTCATTAAATCCAGTTTCTTGCTAACCACATCAAGCATTTTCCCTGTAACCTGTCTGTGCTTTTCGCCCTGTGCCTCGATTGTTTTCCGCAGTTCAGTCTGTTTCAGACATTCAATGTATCTGTCATAATCCAATGCACGTTCACGCCATCGAAATTGCGTAGCCCATTTTCTCCAAACTCTGTATTTCTTTGCCCTGACATTTTCATCTTTGGCAATGCTGTCAATCGCCTTGCGAATATTCCTGTCAGCCCCA